TAATTGTGCTCATCTAATGATTTAAGTTTCTTTTTCATTTCTCTTTGGTGTTAAAGGTTTCGTTGTAGTAGTCATTTGCGTCAGCCCATTGATTGTGCCACCCATCCAACTTCCCATCCAGAAAGGCATCCACAATCACCTCTTTCTCTTTCTCAAGCATTTCTTTTCGGATAGCATACCAAGTGAACTTATCTTTTGGGGTGTCCCATAGTTTATCAAACAATTCTTGTACTGGTGTTTTCATATAGCGTTAAAGTTTGGCAGTTGCTCAACAAACTCCAAGAGCATCAAATACTCTCTTGCTTCATCGTGAGAGAGGAAGGTTGCAGCGAGTTCTTGTTTCCAATACACCCGCCACAACTTTTGTCCGTTGACTATTGCCTCGTAAATCATAACCCAGCCTCAACGGCTAAATCCATTAGGTCTTTGTTAGAGATATCATACTTCTCGGCAATCTTAGCCGTGTCTCCTCCTTGGGCAACATACTTGACTGCATCAGCCCACTTGGGAGAGTTCTTGGTCAGTTTATACTTGACCATCTTCTGGCGGTTCATCGCCTTCTCTCCGTCATCATCTTCATCAATGTTTAGACCAAGGATAGCCCCAAGAGCATATCTCCGAGCGTAGGTGATAGCAGAACCCATTGCTTGAGGGTCGTTTTCCTTGGCGATGGGCATTCCGTAGGATGCCTCCATAAACTGCCCCGACTCTGTGTGAATGATGATAGTGGTCAATTCAAATTCATCAGGGAACTGAGAGAATACCAACCCAGCCTTTTGGAGAGGTTCTGAGATGACATCTAAGATGTTTGATAGCGAAGCATACTTGCTCTTGAAAAAAGGGTTCTGAGCCTCCTTTTTGACTTTGCCCACTTGGGCGTGAAAGACCGCCAATGCCTTAGCGAGTTCTTTGATTTCTTGTGATTTATTCATATGTGATTTTGTAGTGTTTTATTTTTCCGGTGACTACGGCTTCAACAAGCCAAGCAAATTCCATATCTAAGTCCAATGCATCCCATCCTACATACTTTTGGAGGAAGCCATCTTCATCTATTTCTGTTCTTCCGATGGTTGACAAGAAATCCCAATGCTCGGTCATACACCAATTGCGGAACTCTTCTCTATTGAAGTGGTAGATTCTTTGGTAAGACATCAAGAGCCAATCTCCGTTTTGGATATCATCCTCAATGATATGCTCATCGTTATACTTAAAGTGATGCATCTATGACCTCCTTTGCAGCCTTGATCACCTCAAGAGCAGTTTTGTTGTAGATGTCTCCTCTTAAATACTTAGAGACAGTTGGCATAGAGATTCCGGTGCGTTCAGATACGGCCTTGATGATGCCGTGACGCTTGTTCAATTTCACAAATTGTATCAATTCTTCTGGTTTCATACACCGCAAATATAAAAATAATTTGCGAAAACAAAAAGAATTTAATTTTGTGCGGTGATAGAATCAGCCAAATACTGACCTAATCTGTCAGAAAGAGTTTGTAAAGTTTGTTGACTGATGGCTGGTTGAACGAATGGCTGAGCCTTTGTTCCTTTCTGTCCAATCTTCCGAGCAATCACATAGGCAAGAGATTTGGTTGCTGCGATTTTATCACGAGCATTTGAAATCTTGCTTTGCAGTTCTCGTTTGTTCTGGACATATTCTATCAATGCAGAGACGGGAGGCATCTTTCCAGCCCGTCTTCCATTCTCCACAAACTGCCAGTATTCCAGCATATTGATTTTGAGATTAATGCCTTGTGGTGTAAAGGTTGGCATTGCCTCAATCTGCTGATACAGATTCTTGGAAGCCAGAGCATTGTTCTTGCGGAGATTGTTCCGCATATTCTCAATGACCTCCTGACCCCAGTTCTGAACAATGCGAAGAAACTTGTCCTCTTCGGTATTGAAGTTCGCTGCTGCTTCGCCAAGTTCTTCTAAGGTTGTCATAATGGTTTGAGCATCTCAATCAATTTAGGATGCGGATAAACATCAACCTTGTCGGAGCGAACTGAGTTGTGAGTGAACACTCCCTCTTCGCCTTTCAATGCTCTGCTTGTGACATCCCAAATGTCTTCATTATAAGTTAGCGGAATGCCGTATTTGTCCTTCCATAACAAAAGGAGTTCACGAGTGCTTTCAATCTGAGCGTCTGTGTAGTTCTCCCAATAGCGGTATTTTTTGAAAGGCACTTCAATCACATCCTTGACCTCTCTCCCGGTATAGGAGAAGAACTTCCCGTCTTTTTCAGTCAGTTGTCCCCAGTTGATAATCTCAACTCCAATAGAGATTTTGTCCAATGACTGATACTTGACTCCGTGCTTTGAGAAGACATCTTGTTTGATGCCTAAATGATACGCCCACTTCGCAGAAGAAAACCCTTGACCAATCTCCCCATCACGACCGATGACAACACAAGTCGCAATTCGTGCGGAGTTCTTTTGCCACATATTGAAAACACCTTGAGGAGTTCCCGTTCCTGCGGTGTGATGAAGATAGATTTGTTTCTTGCCAACTGCCTCGTTGACATAGTCATTGAATGGGTATTGTTTAAGGTTCATTTTCTTTGATCAATCGGTTGAGATACCAGTTGGCTTTTCGTAGGTCTTCTACCTTGCCTTTCTTCTCCCATCTCCACAGATACTTTATAGCGTTACCTTTGCAGTATCCGTTGAATTGGTCTTTGGTCATTGAGGCTTTGATTGCGTCTATGGCTTCTATTTCTCCTTTGTAGTGTTCAGGGTTTACTGCATCCATTTGGTCATAAATTCGGTGATGGGCAAATTTAGCAAAAACACTTGACCTGAAGTATAGACCTCGGTCATTTCATCGTACTCTACGGCTGCGATGACGGAATCCAAATCCAAGTAACCGTCTCGCTCAAACTCCACCAAGTCGGGAGCATCGTTGAGCAACTTGTCCATTGCGTCTGGGGTGAACTCATAAATGAAAGGAACTTTGATTAGGTTCATAATGTTTTGTGTGTATATCCGACCACCTTTGCTGTTTCAGCGTGGGGTAGCGTTGGTGTCAAATGCAACCATCTACCTCCCAAAGGTTTTGGTGCAGCACCTCTCTCAACGTGCCAACCACCCTTGCCATCGTTGTACTCCTCTTTGTAGGTAGCAGTACGAACGTGAACAACCTCTTTGAGTTCAATGATGTTGTGCAAAGATAATCGCTCAGTCATATAGGTCAACTCGTAGTCGTTGTGAACATGGCCTTGCCAAATCATATCAGCGTTCTCCACAAAGACCTGCATTCGGTTTGATTGGATTGTACCAAGCGTAACGGGTGCAGCACCACCAGCCCCGTGAAAATATTTGATGCGGTATCTTGCTCTGTGCCGAGCGTTATCTCTAAACTCATATACTACCCAACCGCCATATCCACCTGCTTGGATGTTTGAGCCGTGAGCGATGTTCATCCCTGATACAAATCTCTCAATGACATCTGTCTCTTGGCGTTTCAAGATACTGGTCTCGTGGTTTCCATATCCAACAAGCTTGATCAAGTGAGCGTAAGGAGCAAACCATTCAATGGCTGAACCAATCACCGCATCAAGGTAGTTGTTGACATTGTGTTCGGGTCGGATATCGCTCTTTGATTTTCGTGGGTCGTATGCACCTTGCATCAAGCAGAATGTGTCACCGTTCAAAAGGATGTCGCACCCACCTGCTAAGGCTTCATCAAGATGGCGTTTTAGGAGCGTTCTCTGGCACTTTGGGTTGTCCCAATGTAGGTCGGAAAGCAAAAGGATTTTGAGTGGCTCAAACGGCTTCTCAATGACTTGCACATTGTTTATCTTCATAATATAAGCAGCAAAACGAGAAGAGAAAGCCCTCCTGAGATTCGCTTGAATGTTTTGTTGGTTTGAGTGAGAACCTGGTTCTGTGTTCGCAACTGGATATTCTCCTTGTCCAATTTTTTAATCACCACCTCTTGCTCGTGGATAATTGCTGAGTCAATTTGAATCTCTTTTTGCAGAAGAATCACTTGTTCCCTTGCTTTTGCTCCTTGCCAAAGGCGATAGTTGACCTCCCGAATCAAGGAATCTGTGAATTGACAAGAGGCTTTGTGTGGCACGAACATCAGCGAGGCTATCAGAAAGATACAAAAGGAGCGTGTCATATTTCTGTTCAACATATGTCCGTTCAGTTTTGATGGTTTGCTTTTCCACTTTTAAGTCGTGGATGTGCAGCGTATCAAGTTGGGATGTCGCAGTAACTCTCCAAGTAGGGAGTGTTGACAACAAAATCAATAGCGTGACCAGCGACCACATCAGTAGAAGCGTCATAGAAGGGTTCTGCCGTGCCGTTGACAACCATTTCAAAATCTTCATCTAAGCGATTATTTCTTATTAAGAGGGTAACTATGTCAATCAGCACTCCTGCGGTGTCTGAGAGGACTTCTATTGTGTTGGAACTGCTCTCAAACTGCCTATCCATCACCATCAAAGCAAAGCGATAAGACACCAACTTTCCAGAGGTGTTGAAATCAAAGCCGTTCGGAACAAGCCACACCAATGGATAGTACTTGACCTCATCAACTGCAAAGTCAAATTCAGCCCCGACTGCGAACTTGCCGACCATCTTGTGGCTTTCGGCTGCCGTCTTGATTTTGGCGATTATCTGGTTTAGGGTCATACGATTGAAGTTTCAACTCGTTTTTTATTCTCCACTTATTCTTTGGGGAAGTCATAGTTAAAGAAGCAGTCATCATCTCCAGGCAAGTACATACCACCAAAGAAAGCAGTTGACTTGGGTCGGATGGTATCAAAGTCAGAACCGGGGTTGAGATAAAGAGGATATTTGTTGGGATAGGTGCGAAGATAATCTCTCAAACGCTCTCCATAGTATTCTGCCTTGTCTCTGTATCGTTGCTCAATGTGAGTAAGGTCAGAAGGAGTAGCAGGAGTTGCGTTCTCAGAATTGCGAGAAGCCACGCTCTTATTCATAAACTTATAAGTCAAAGGAAGCATTGACTCCACCAAGGTGTAATACTTTAAGCAGGGAGCGATATAGGAGTCAAGAAGAGTAGTATTGTCAGCCGTCAGAGTTCCTGCATAGGCTTGGGTCTGCAACTCATCATAGATGCCAGAGCCAATGATGTCACGAACATAAATCTCTTGAGCCTCTTTGATAGAGGACTTCAAAATCTTATCGTCAAGATTCTCGTTCAAGGGAGTGTTGTCCTTGAGGTATGAAGTGCTTATGAAATAGACAAAGTTGCTCATTTTCTTCTAACTAATCTTGAAGCCCAAATATGACGGCAGTAGGGGAGATGAGTGTTTGTGCCTTTGATAGTCATCCATCCTCCTCTTCTTGTCCAAGGGTCGTGTCCCAAAATGACTTCCATTTTGTTGATGTCCTCTCTTGTGTAGTAACGATTGAGAGCAATCATCCTTTTGCAAAAATCACGGCTTGTCGGAATAATCTCTGCTCCACCTATACCGGGAGATTTAGTGTATTCGTAGCGAATTTCTAAGTTCTCAGAGATGTTGTTTTTTTTGAGTTCATCTAAACCATCTTTAGATACTTCATAACCTTGTTCTAATTCACCCAAAAGACCTTGATCTTGTAGAGATGTCACAGCCTCAGATATTGCAGCAGGGTCAGCCTTAATTTGAGCAGCAAGGTCACCAAGAGTTGTGCCGGGATTAGAGCGAATAAGTTGCAAAATCATCAACTCAAGAGCGTTGGCAAAGTGCATTGCTATTGACTCAAAGTTTTCAGATGGTTCACCGAACATCTCAAAAACTTGAATATCTCGGTCATCATCCCATCCAAAAGGATTTTGAGATGAAAAGGTCAAAGGGTCAACACTCATTCCCAATTCTTGACGGGCTTCTTCTTTGGAGATGATGCCCTTCTCAAACAGATACACATAGTCCAAGCCAATCGGAGGATTGTTCTTGGTTTCCAGTTTTACGGGGACTATATATTTGAAGATGTGAGAAAGACAAGAATCAATCTGCTTTTGGCGAGGCTCTACATAGGAGGTCTGAAAGGTTTCGTAGGCTTCTACGAGTTCTGTTCTGCCTCCGAGTTGACCTTCTGTCTTTACACCGAACAACATCGGAGAAGTGACCTTGTGACCGACAAAAATCTCTTCTTGAACTTGGCGATTCAATTCCACAAACAACTTGTCAAAATCGCTTGGTGCAAGATTATTGATCACCGAAGGGTTTTCGTTTGGCTCGTTGTATTGAATAATAACAGAACCAGCGTTGTCCGTTCCTTGGAAGTTGTCCTTGAAACGCTTGGCGGTCTTTCTCGCTTCCTCTGGGGTCGGGATGCCTTTAAACAACTGAATCAAGGTCTGAGCAGAGAAACCACTCTTGATAGAGTTCAGATGGAAGTTGGCAATCTCCGTGTCAATCTCAATGTACTTCAAAGCACCTACATAGTCGGGCAAAGGATACATATCCTGCCCAGCACGATAGAACTTGAAGTAATAGAGTTGTTTGTTTTCACGAGTGGTAGGATTCCACTTGGGGTAGTAAGTCAATTCAGGTCTGTGAGAATCCCAGTTGTCGGAATAGACAAAGTCCATCTCCAAACCTTTACGGACATTCTGAAAAGGCAAGTGGTAAATCTCGGCAATCCCGGTTTTGGCTTTGTTCCAAATAATCTCAAGAGCGAAACCATTGAACAACTCGCAGTCCTGAGCAATCTTCGTTTTGAGAGATTCAAAGTCCTCGTATGCGTTGATTGAGTTCAAATAGTCCTGAGCCTTGGCTATGTCCTCAGTATTTGCACCAATGATCTCGGTTTTGTCACCAGAGATGTAGGATGCTTTTTGGGTTACGATTGCAGAGTGCTTTGGACTTTTGTTGAATAGGTCTATCAGCTCAAATGGGTACTTGTTATTTTCTCCAAATGTGATGAAGCCTTTGCTCTTGTTCTCCTTGAATTTAGGGAGAGAAGATTCAACAAACGAAACTCTTTGAAAATGGCCTTCCATCACTTACAAATAGCGGTTAGTCCTTTTTGGAAAATTTCTCTACTGAGGTGAAGCCCAAGCAAAGTATGGTCACCCATTCAACTGCCTCTACCAACTCAGCAGAAGGAGCAACCTCAATAGGGGAAAAAGAGTTGGCCAACATAGTTCCAAACAGAACCAATGCACCCAACACTCCCACCACTCGCTTGGAGGATACTTCGTTGCCATCGCTGACAACTTTCTTCAGAAATTCAATTACCTTTTTCATTCAGTTTTTGCATATTGTTGACTCGTATTGAGTCGGCTCTTCTTTCGTATTCAAGTTCCTCCATTGATTCAGGAACTGGAAGAGAGTAAACCTCACACACTCTTTCAAGCAATTCCACCTTTTTGGCCATTTCCTTGGCTTCTAAGACACTTTCTTGAATTTCTTGTACCTTGGCATCAGTCATCTCTTTTGCTTCGTCTATGGAGGCTTTTGTGATTGCGATGTTTTGTTGAGCCTTGTCAAGAACCAAGTCGTATTTCTTGTATGGGTCTGCGGTCTCCAAACGAGGAGTTGCAGTTACTGCCAAGAGTGCGGTCAGGATGAGATATTTCATTTGATGATTCCTAAGTTTTTGTAGGTGTTCAATTCCGATCTTAGAGAGGCAGAGAGAGAGTCCTGGGTTTTCAGCATCACGGCCATTTGATCAAGCTTCTTTTCGCACTTTGTCAATCTATCCTCGCACCCGGTATTGATGGATTTGTCTTGACCTTCCATTCTCAGATAGAGAAAGATGACTGCAAAAATCATCAGATAAGTCAAAGCCTTTGAAGGGTCTTTTGAAAACTCGGTGAAAGATACTGGAAGTTTCATCGTCCTTGCCCTCTGTATTTCTTTGCTGGTTTGTTGTTCTTGGAATGTACCCCTTTGTTATTCTTTTTAGGCTTGGCCTTGAATGATGAGGTTGATTGCTTAACCTTCGCCATCGGGAATCACGCAAAAAGGTGAATCGGGGAACTTCTCACAATACCCTTTCAAATACTCACTCTCGCAACCCGAAAAAGTGTGAACACCGCAAGGGTCAGGCCATACCTCGTAAGCGGTAAAATCGGCCAAAGGTTCAACATACCAAAGAATATCCACCGCCCATTTATCGGACTGATTAACGCAAACGGGCATATCTTCGGCATCTTTGCCCCATTGTAGGCAAATGAAACCTATTTCGTGGACGGCACAACCGACATAGGACTTGTTGCCTTCCTCGTCCGTTACTTGTATTTTGGCTTGGAGTGTTGCCCATTGTGCGGGCGTGAACTCGTATTTGCAAAAAGTTGTCATTTTATAGAGTAGTTAGGGCGGCCAGTTCGGTGTTGGTTAGGCGGGTTTTGAATAAGAGTAACTGATTAAGTGGGCGGTAAAATTGTGCACCGCTTCCGCCACCATTGTCAAACAAAAGTTGGTCAGTTGCTGGAATTGTTGCACTTGTGTCTGTTCCGATTTGCACGCCATTTACATAAAACACCACATCATTGTTAG